GACGAAGACGGCTTGCTTGCGCGAGTGGAAGGATTTGAGCTTCGCGCGGACGGGAGCGGCGTCTGCCCGGCTGGCGTACAGTTGGCGACGATGGGCGTCGACGTGCAGGACGATCGGCTAGAGGCGTACATTCACGGGTTCGGTGTGGGAGAGGAAGCGTGGGATCTGGGCATGTGCGTCATCCATGGCGACCCGTCCGGTCCCGACGTGTGGGCGGCGCTCGACGTGCTGCAGCGCCAGACGTGGGAGCGCGAGGGCGGCGGACACATCGGCATCACGGCGAGCTGTATCGACTCGGGATATTTGACGAATACCGTCTACGGGTACTGCGGGCCGCGCGCGAGTGAGAACGTGTGGGCCGTCAAGGGCGTATCGGCGGGCAACGGGAAGCCGCTACCGATCTGGCAGAAGCGGCCAACCAAGCGGACCACAAAGGGGCTTGCCGTCAACGTCCGCTGCAACCTCTACCCTGTCGGCGTGGACGCTGCGAAAGACGTGCTGTATCCACGGCTTCAGAAAACGGAACCGGGTCCAGGCTACGTCCACCTCGGGGCACATGTCGACAAGCGCTACCTGGACCAGCGGACGGCAGAGCGCAAGGCGTCGTCGCTGCTGCACGGCCGAATCGTCCGGCGCTGGGAATGCCGCAAGGGCCGGCGCAACGAAGCATCGGACGGCGCGGTCTACGCCTACGCGGCGCTGCAAGGCTGGCTCGCCACGCCTGGGCACACGCTCGAATCGGCACTTGCGCAACCTCTGCGGAAGGCGCAAACTCCGCGTGAACCTGACCGGATGGTCAGGTCTGAGCCCAAGCCGGTTGCGCGTAAGCCCGGATTTGTGCAGGGCGGACGCGGCGGCGGGTGGGTAGCGAGCGGGAGGTAGACGTGGCCTTTACGCAGACGCAGATCGATGCAATCGACGCGGCGCTCGCGGCGGGCGTCACATCGGTCTCGCACAACGGCAAGACCGTGACCTATCGCAACGCGGCAGAAATGCTTGCGCTTCGCGATCGAATGGTGCGCGAGCTGGCGGGCAATCGGCAGACGACGGTGCATCTGGCGCGCTTTCGCCGGGACAGGTGACGCATGGCCGCGACTGAGGGCAAAGCTGCGGCAGTCCGGCACGGGTTCGCGTCGCGCGCGCAGTGGATGGCAGAGCGCGTACAGGCTGGCCGCGACGCTGCGACAGTGGCGCGGTTTGTCGTCGCGGATTTGCGAGCGCGCGCCTTGCGTTCGGTGCGCGAGTCGGTATCGCAGGCAAAGCGCCGGGTTCGCGGATATGAGGGCGCGTCTACCTCGCGCACCTCGGCGGGATGGTCAGCAGGCAACACGTCGGCAAACACGGAGATCGGCAGCGGGTCGCGGGCGCTGTCGGCGCGCAGTCATGACCTTGCGCGCAACAATCCGCACGTCGGCAAAGGCCTGTCGGAACTGGTCACGGCGCTTGTTGGCACGGGCCTGCGTCCGCGCGGCGTAGATCCCGCGGTGCTTGCGCTGTTTGAGCAATGGTCGAAAGAGTGCGATACCTCGCACGATTTGACGTTCTACGGCAAGCAGTTGGAAGCCGCGCGCGCCATGTTCGAGGGCGGCGAGGTCTTGACACGGGCTCGCTGGCGCCGGGCGACGGATCCGCTGGTTGTGCCGCTGCAACTCGAATCGCTTGAGGGCGATTACTGCCCGATCTCGCTGACGAAAACGACGGACGCCGGTCGCATCGTGCAGGGTATCGAATTCGACGCCATCGGCCGGCGCCGCGCGTATCACCTCTACGGCTACCATCCTGGAGACACGACGCGCCCGCTTGGTGTGCCGCTGATTCCGCAGCCAGTGCCAGCGGATGAGATCGCGCACCTGTGGGCGCGGACGGACGGGAGGCCTGGACAGGTCCGCGGCGTGCCTTGGTTTTCTGGCGTCATCGATGAGATCCGCGACCTTGATGACATCGAATCCGCAGACCGGGTTCGGCGACGGGCGCAGGCTTGCCTTGCGGCATTCGTGACGAACGCGAACCCTGATGGCGCCAGTGAGCTAGGCATGGCGCCCGCGGCCGTCGACTCGGACGGGAACCCAATCAGCGACTTCAGCCCTGGCATGGTCGTCGGCGTCCGCGATGGCACGAACGTCACGCTGTCTGCGCCTGTGCCGTCGCCCGATCACGTCCAGACCATCCAGCAGGGATTGCGCAACGTCGCAGCCGGCGCGCGGATGTCCTATGAGGCGCTGACTGGCGACCTGTCGCAGGTCAACTATTCGAGCATACGCTACGGCACGCTGTCATTCGCCGCGCTGATGACGCAACTACGCGAGCTCGTGTTTATCCCGCTGTACTGCGATCGGGTGTGGGGCTGGTTTTTGGACGCCGCCGTGTTGGCCGGCAGGCTGAGCCAGCGGCAGGCGGACGCGGCGCGCAACGTCAAGTGGTCACGCCCGCGGGTGGAGGATGTGGATCGCAAAGCGGCGGCAGAGGCGCAGGTGCTGCAACTCGCCAATGGTTTTCGCACCTTCCGCGACATCATCGAGCAAGACTACTCCGGCGACTATGACGCGCACCTCGACGATTTGGCGCGTGAAGCCGAGGACATTCGCAGCCGCGGCGTCACGCTGCCGTGGCTCGCTGCGGTCGCGCCCGTGGCCGCGCTTGCCGCACCTGTTGCCGATGGCGCAGATCCCGCCGCCGTGGCAGAGGCAGCGAACACGGTCGCAGACACGGCGCTGAACGGAGCGCAAGTCGCCTCGTTGCTTGAGATTCTGCAGAAGGTCACGGATTCACTTCTCCCCGCGGACGCCGCGGAGACGATCATCCTGCTTGCGTTTCCGTCACTTGACCCCGAGAAGGTCAAGGCCATGGTCGCAAGCGCGGACGCCTTCGCCCCGCCCCCCGCGGTGGCAGCGTAATGGCTCACCCCCGCGGCTACTGCGAATCGGGCGTCAGCCGCGCGGTGGATAGCATCGGTTTCGCCGCAGCGCTCGAAGTCTGCGAACGCTCGCCGTCCGGCATCCGGCGGTGGCTGCGCAATCGCTACGTCGACGATCTGCGCGCCGGCCTTCGCCTCGCCGATGCGGCCGGCGTCGACCGCCGCACGCTTGCGGAACCTCATGCCCCGCTAGCGAACCGCTCTACAAAGCGGTTGCAAACGGCGTCCTTGAAGCCGTAAACAAGCCTGGAACTTGGACATGTGGCCGGTCTAGGCGACGATGCACCGCAAGCCTGCACGAGCGAAGCCGCAGAAGCGCGATCACTCGCTGGATGCGCTCGCCGTTCGTGCATCGCTGGCCCCCGCGTCCTGGAACGCGGAGGCTCGCACGATCGAAATGGTCTGGTCTGTCGGCGCCACCGTGCGTCGATTCGATTGGATGTCGGGTCGCGAGTTTGACGAAGCGCTGTCGATGGATGCCGGTTCGGTCATGCTGGACCGGCTCAACCGCGGCGGGCCGTTTCTCGACTCGCATCAGCACTACGGCGGCGCGGCTGATCAGCTCGGCGTGTTCGTCGCGGGGTCCTGCCGGCTGCTGCCGGATGGCGCCGACTACGGCCACGCGGGAAAGCCCGTCTGCGTCGGTACGGTGCGGCTCGCCGAGCCCGTCGACGGCAACGCTCGGTTTGCCCAGGCTATTCGCAACATCGAAACGGGCATCTGCCCGAATGTCAGCGTCGGCTACGACGTGCACGAAACGCGCGTCGAAAAGCGCAACGGTCAACCGGATTTGGTGACTGTGCTGCGCTGGGAGCCCTACGAGGTCTCCGCGGTGTCCATGCCGGCAGACCCCGACGCACAGGTCCGCAATCGTCAAGGAGATCAAGCCATGGGATTGACCGAGCAAGAGATCGCCACCGTCCGCGAACTGGGCAAGAAACTGCGCATGTCGGACGAGAAGTTGCAGGCGTGCATCGATGCCGCCGCGACCTTGACCGAGGCGCTCGACGCGCTCAAGGCCGAGGAAGGCACGGAGGATCCCGCGGCGGAGCCCGGCGCCGGCACGCAGGCTGCGGATCCGCCGGCCGATGACAGCGAGCGATCGGTCGCGATCTTCGACCTCGGCAAGCGCCACGCGATCCCGGACGCGCAGGTGCGCAAGTGGATCGAGGACAAGACGGACATCGCGACGGTTCGGGCGGCGGCGCTCGATCACCTCGCCAAGCGGCAGGAACAGACCGACGTTCGCGCGGTCGCTGGAGTGGGCATGATTGAGCACGGGAAGAGCCATGATGAGTCGGTTCGCGAGGGCATGACCAACGCGCTGCAGCACCGCGCCAGCCACCGCAAAGTCGCGTTGACCGATGCCGGTCGCGCGCACGCGCACATGCGGCTGATCGACATGGCGCGCGCCAGCCTGGAGGCGAAGGGCGTTGCGTGCCGCGATTGGACGGACAGCCGCGTGTTCGGCTTTTCCATGCGCTCGCATTCGACTTCGGATTTCCCGCTGATCTTGGCCGATGTCACCGGCAAGAGCCTGCTGGAATCCTACGCCGAAGCCGATCCCGGATACGAATCCTTCTGCGCGAAGGGCGAGTTCAAAAACCTGCAGCGTCGCTACCCGACGATCATGTCTGGCGTATCGTCGCTGGAGCCGGTGCCGGAGGGCGCAGACTATCCGCTCGGCTCCCTGAGCGAGTCGCGCGAGTCGTATGGCCCGGTCAAGTTCGGCAAGATCATCCAGCTGACGCTGGAGATGCTCCTGAAGGACGATCTTGGCGCGTTTAACCGTCTGCCCGGCGACATGGCGCGCGCGGCCCGTCGTGCAGAGGCAGAGAAGGTTTTCGGGTTGCTTGCGTCGAATCCGGCGATGTCGGACAGCGTTGCGCTGTTCCATGCAACGCACACCAACCTGATCAGCGCCAGCAACGGCGTCCCGACCGCAGCGCGGCTCGACGCCATGAAGTTGCTGCTGTCGGCGCAGACCGGCCTCGAAGGCGAGAAGCTGGCGCTGTCCGGCAAGATCATCGTCGCTCCCGATGGGCTGGAAATGACCACGGAACAGCTCTTCAGCGACCGGTACATGCCGACTGCGGCAACCGGCGTCATGACGCCGAAGCTGCTGAAGATGCAGCGCCTGTACACGCCGTTCCTCACCGGGAGCCCGTACTACCTGTTCGAGGATCCGAACGTCGCCCCCGTCATCGAATGGGCCGAGCCCGACAACGAGCCTGGTAT